GGCAAAATGTCTGCAGCGTATTGGGCAAATAAAGTAAAGTGGTGATGTAAATGCCGTTATCGAATTATACAGAACTACAAGCAAGCATAGCAGATACACTAAACAGAGATGATTTAACAAATGCTATACCAGATTTTATAAAGCTTGCAGAAGCGCAACTAGGTAGGGATTTAAGGCATTGGCGAATGGAGGATAGGGCAAACGCTGTAGCCGATGCTCAATATTTAGCTTTGCCAAATAATTTTATTGCGCCTATCAGAATTACAATTCCTGCAAGCCCAAGTTATACCCTAGAATTGGTTAGTCCTTTCCAAATTTCTAAGTTAAGAATGGAAAATTCAGATAATACGGGCAGACCAGAATATTACGCAGTTGTTGATGGTGCATTTGAATTATACCCAACACCAGATGCAGACTATACGGTTGAATTAGTGTATTATGAAGCCATACCGGATATTTCAGTTAATACGACAAATTGGCTTTTAACAAATTACCCTGACGCTTATTTATATGGAACTTTAATACATAGTTCGCCATATTTACAAGAAGACCAGAGAGTAGCAGTCTGGAATACGTTGTATCTGAACAGTGTTTCTGCTATAAATTTAGAAGGAGAACGTGCTAGAACATCGGGTTCGGGGCGTAGAATACAAATTAGGAGCTATTAAATGGCAAGTTTTACTAAAGTTAATGACTTTGTAGTCAACCTAGCTAACGCAATGGACATGAACGCTGACACGTTTAAGGTTGCGTTATCTAATACAGACCCAACATCAGGCACAGACGCAACGGCAGACGGAAACGGTGTTTTAGCAAATATTACTGAAATATCTTATACAAATTTATCGTCGCGTACATTGGCAAATGTAACCAGCACGCAAACATCTGGAACATATAAGTTATCTGCAGATGACTTAGTTCTTACAGCATCAGGTGGTGCGGTTGCAGCATTTAGATATGTTGTTATTTACAACGATACGCCAACATCACCAGCTGACCCAATTGTTGGTTATTATGATTATGGGTCATCACTAACTTTAAATGATGGCGATACGTTTACAGTAGATATTGGAACTAACGGTATCTTAACACTTACATAGTAGGAGAGCGTCATGGCAAAGCTATTTAACAGAGCCAAAATGACGACAGCCACTACTGGCGCAGGGACGGTTACTTTAGGTTCTGCTTCAGTTGGTTTCCAAACATTTGCTAATGCAGGTGTAAGTGATGGTGATGTTGTACAATACGTTATCGAGGAAGGTGCAAATTTTGAAATAGGCACTGGGACTTATAGTGCGTCTGGGACAACACTTACAAGATCAGCTACCGAAAGCAGCAACAGTGGGTCCGCAATTTCTCTCTCAGGAACCGCAACAGTTTCTGTTACTGGCATAGATGACGATTTTAATAGGTTGCAGCACGCAGGTTCTACAAAAGTTTCGGTATCGTCAACAGGCGCATCAGTAACAGGTAATTTGTCGGTATCTGGTACTATCCCCGCAAGCCAACTTACTGGTGCTTTACCTGCTATAGATGGTTCTGCATTAACTGGTATTACTACAGTACCTGCAGGTGTTATTGTTATGTGGTCAGGCACAAATGCTAATATACCGTCAGGTTGGAAGCTGTGCGATGGCACGAACAGCACACCTGATTTAACAGATCGTTTCATATTAGGTCG